AGGACGCGCACGGCATAGGACTTCATCTTCTTGCCAGTGGACTTGGCTATCATGGCAAGCAACATGCGGCCCACCATCTGCCAGCATCCGGTGAACTGACGCTGCTTCCTCTGCACCTTGAGTATCCAAATGGGCGTCTGCTCGACCGTCGAAGCGTATGACGAGGGCATATGTACGCCTAGCGAGAATTCGGGCGTTTCAGATGTGATAACCATGCAGTAGAATATGAGCTTGAGCAGGTCAACGGCGGCTCCTATCGGGTTGTCGGCCTCGATGTACTCAACCTTGTTCTGCTCCGGGTTGCCCATCAGCAGCAATTCGCGGCCCGCTATCTCGATTTTGGGTGTTTCGCCCTTTTTAATTTGATCTAGGAGGTCGGGGAAGTTCGCATTGATGAATGCGTTCAGGTCTCCCAAGTAAAAGCCTATCTTTGGCGTACTGTGCATCTTACTGCCCTTAGCGGCAGCCAGCAGAACGTCGTGGTACATGCGCATCAGGGGATCGACACGCTCTATTTCCGACACACCGTATGAACCGAACGCCTCCGGCTCGTTCACGAACTCTACAAGCGGGACGAAGCCGAACTCGTTAACCATTTTGGGCGGCACAAGCTCGTCCGGAATGTCATGTGAGTTATTGCCCTTGCGATACTCAATGGTCTTGGGCGTCATAACGGTCTTTATGATGCCGGATTTTTCCTCCTGCGTGTCTGTGAGCCACGTTATCATGTCGCTTATCTCGGCATATGTTATCTCGCCAGTGATGAAGTCCCTGTTACATAGCACGTTCTCCGATAAGACGGTTCGTATGACTATCCTGCCATTGTTATTCTCGTCAGCAGCGTAAAGGGCGCTCTCGGTTTCCTCCAGTCCGAACTGAAGAAAAGCCCGCCCGTCCCTCAACGTAAGCCTATGTATCTGGCTTAACGCGCTGGCATTGTCATTAAATGCCTGCTCAAGACGGGCGCTTTCCTCCGGGGCGTCTGTAACTGCAAGACGGACTTCGGGCAAGCCGATGTAACCTGCAAGAAGGTTAACGATGGGAGCTGCCACGAACGAGCCGAGCAGCCTGTCGGCTTGCATATTATGGTAAATTTTGCGTATGGTTGCCGTATCCGGCCTCGTCGTAGTGTCGAAGCCGCTATACAGCGTTCCGGACACCGAAACCCCGCCTGATATACGCAGGGCGTCCATAAGGTGCGCTATCTCCTCGCCGCTTAGGACTTCGCCCTCGATTGCGGCAGCGGGCAGCGCATCTTTGCCTTCTATCGTCCCATTTGTGGTTTCATCCATCACGGGATACCTCACTTGTAAATCTTTGCGTTAATCAAGGCCATCTCCAGGCCCCTGTCGCGCTTCTTGGCCAGTCCCTTTGTAGCTATGATGTAGCGAAGGGCGTCAGGGCCGTGGTCTTTGTCCTTAACGGGGCGCTCTACGCCGGACGTACTCGCCCTTGCGTCCCAGCGATATCCCCTAAGTTCCTCTATGAGCGTCGGGCACTTGTCCTCTGCTATGAAAAGCCTGACTTGGGCGAGCAGCGTGTAAGTCTGCCTAATGCCCTCCAGGACGCGGTTGTTGCCCTTTGTGATGCTGAACCCGGCCTGCGATAATTCGACGTGTAGGGAGGAAGCAGAGGGGTCTACGATGCAACTTAGGGGGTATGGCTCCGTCGGATAGCCGGAGAAAATCACTAAATCACTGGCATACTCGCTGTCGGCCTTCTGATATCCGGCCTTTGCGCTGTCAAAGCGGTATTCGTTGACTATATACAGCTTATCGTCATATATATAAGCATCGAGGCAGACGAATGGATTGGTTGTGCCGTAGTCTATCCCGAAGTAGCGTTCGCCGCGCCTGACTGCCATGACGAGGCCCGGATCGTCGCTCTTTACGAGGGAGGATAGCTTGATATTGTCATAAATGGCGCCTTCGGCCTGCACCCACTCGCCTCCGACGAACCTCTTGTACCACATTCCGCTGAATTCGGACTTCAAAGCCTCGATATAATCAGGTTCAAGGGCAAGGTTGTCGGAGAGTTTGAATTGCCAGGACTTCAAATCGACGCCGTTCCTGCCGATTTCGCTCCTTGCTCTGTCAAGGTACTTCTTCTTGAGCCAGTGTCCGGGGCTGTCGGGGTTAGTTGTTCCGAAGAACTTCGCTCCCTTGACGCTAAGACGCGTCAGTAACATCGCAAATACGCTTTCGGGCCACGTACTCAACTCGTCGCCGTATGCGTCCGTCAGGGTAATGCCCCTGATTTTATCCGATGCCTTGTCGTCGTTGGCTCCCACAAGGTGCACCGTGCGTCCAAAGAACTGCATTTTACTGCGATAAGGGCTGAAGTCTATGTTGCTGGCTCCGAACAGGCTCACAAGCGGCACGATGCAGTTACGCACAAGGGCGGGAACAGTCCTTCCGATCATCATGTACTGCCCGTCGAGGGGCCTCGTAGTGATGTGCATACCCCACTTGATTAGGGAGCTGATGGTTTTACCCGACCGGACGGCCCCGTGCCATATATTTATCCTTGCATTGCTGTCACGGATGCTCTCAAATGCCTTGGGCGAGAGCGTCGCCAGCTCAAAAGAGGGTGTATCTGTCATATCGCAGCCCCTATCGGCGCATTTATCACTGTGAACGAGGGCGCGCCCTCGGTTTCTGCTGCTTCATCGCCTTCAGCCGCAGCTTCAGGCTCGATGTCGCCATTTGCATAGTTATCCTTGTCCTCGAAGTCTATGCGGCCTTTATATGCAAGAAGGGGCGAAGCATCTGCGGTTTCCCCTTCAGGCTCCGCCGCACCCTCCTGCTCTGGCGCCGGGGAGGAGGTGGCCCCTACGCCATACTTTGATGCAGCTTCCTCAAGCACGTCGGTCAACTGCTTCACGGCACGGGCCGCTTCGCTGTCGTAAGTCTGCACGGGCTGTTCGGACTGGCCCAGATAGTTCTTGCCGAGGAAAATTGCCATCCTGGAATCCTTCTCCGCAAGCCTGAACTGGATTCTGCGCAGGCTCACCTTGCCTATCTGCGAGAAATCATCCCACACGGCCTTGTAGCCCTTGCCGAAGGTCTGATTGCACCACTTGTCTACCTGGTATTCGGAGCACTCAAAGAAGCTGGCTATCTCTGCCTTGGTACACTGCAAGGCGCATAGCTTCTGAAAGTGCGTTTCATTTATGTAATTTCTAGCCTTAGCCGCCACGACAATCACTCCATAACGCTATTTACGCTCTCCTTTTAAGAAATGGCAGGTAACGGGCAATCAGCGGAAGCCCTTGAATAGCTCGTCTAGCATGTGTTTCTTGTCGAACATGCCCTTTATCTGGCTGGCGTCGTCCTCGAAGGCATCATCAAGAAGCTCCGGGTCAAAGCCCATAGGCTCATAGGAAGCCCCTTCTTCGATCTCCGAAAGAGCTTCTATGAGCCTTTCTTTCTTCCATCCGGTACCCGAACCGAAGATGTCCTCAAGGTATTCCTCGGATTCCTCGGATACGTTTATGACATAGCACTTAATCCTGGCTTCGGTCTTGGCGCGTTCGGCAAATGTGCCTCTTCCGATAATAAGCACGTTGCCCGTTCTCCTGTTGACGACAGGAATAGGGGCGTTGTAGACGCTTATTTTGTCCGTTGGCCCCGGCTCGAAGTGAAGGTAAGACGCAGGATATATATTCCTGACGATTACATCTTCGGTTGTGAGGTAAACGGGCATTGCATCACCAAAAGGAAAGATGGGGTTGCTGGGGTATGTATACGAATTGTGGGGCAGGGGAAGGATGGGAAGTCACTCCTTTGCCTTCTGCACAATGCCCTGCATGAAAAGCAGGGCGCCGCCCCAAAGGTTTTTGAAAGATGAGGTCGCACAAATCCAGCACGGCCCCATTACTCTATCTGCATTAGGCAGACGAGCTCCCGAGAACGCTAAGGATAAAACCCCCATAACGCCCTCTCCGTCCATTCGCCACATGGGAGAAGGACAATGATTTGCGAGGGACGATGCGCTTCGGACGAATCCAATACAGGGTTGCCTAGGCGCAAAGTCCCGGATTTACAATGGGGCTGTGGCTCGGCTGCCCCTCCGCCGCACAAGGAGCGCCACGGTAGGGCAGCTCCGGATCAAGTAACAACTCAAAAGCGGCTAGCGAAGATACTCCGTTGGTCGCAAGTAGCGGCCTCCCCTTGTCGCTTCAAGGGCTAGTCACAAATCGAGCAGTTGCGTGGTCTAAAAATCTATCTCGCCTTCGCTCTTGTCGTCGGCCTCAACCAAGTCCAGCGTTATGTACCCTATGTCGGATGCCCAGACGCAATCGGCAACGCCAGTCGGTAGGAAGCCATAACATGCGGCATAGCACTGTATCTCGTCGTAAACCGCCATGAGCCGTACAGTCAGCAGGGAGGGTGGCTCAAGAGCAGTCAGGAATGAGTACGTCATTAGCCCGTCCTTGTCCCGTTCCTGCTTGTAGTCGAGGTTAAGCCCTCTGCTCAAGCTCTCCAGATGCTTCGAAGCAAGTTCGATGCGCTTTACAGTGCCGTCCTTCAGCGTTGCGTTAATCGCATACCGCACACGTGTCGGGGCGAGGATGTCAGGGAGCTTGTAATCAGGATCCATTTTGCCAGTTATCTCGCCCTTCAGCATGTCCTCTGTTATGACGTTATCCATCATGGCGCCATGAACTCCTGCGATTCGATCTGTCCGCACTCCGTATTGGGAGGGTAATCGTACTCCAGTTCCACGGAGGCAAGCCCGGTTGCAGTGGGGAAAACACTCATGTGCAACTTTGTTCGGTCGTAAAGGAACCCCGCTTCACGTAACGCAGCCGTCATGCCATGGGCCTTCTCTCTATTGGCCTTTACCGTCAACGTGAAACCGATGCAACCATCATCGACAAGACGCGCCGCCCTCTGTGCGGGGCTCAACTCTCCCCAGTCCATATGCCTCACTATGATCTCCACTCATTTCCTCCATTTGGTTGTAAGCCAACCTCTAAATTTCCAGCCTTAACCCTATCCCCCAACTGAAAAGAAAAAACAAGAAAAAAGAAAAGACAAGGCCCCCAAACCCCTCGTACATACCGCTCTCAACAAGTCCCCTTGCCCCATCATCAACCCCTGTAACCCTAGTGTAAGCGTTATTGTGTCAGTTTGTCAACACTTGAAGGTGTGTTTTTGGCATATTAGTACAATGCAAATTATATTGTACTTTGTATACATGCCACTCTATAAGGAACTTTCCCCTCCATTCGCCTTCTGTACTAAATTCAGTACAATGCCGTAACCCCACATCTGGCAGGAAAAAATTAGGAGGGGCCTCTGCCCGATAACGACTTTTCTATAAAGGTACTCCCCCTTGCGGTAGGATGACACGACGGTGGGGGACAGGCAGTGGTGAGGATGCGGCGAGCACGGGGTGTCAGTTTTGTGGTTACTGGGACAGGCCCTCTCCCCTTCCCCGGCACCGCATCTCGAACAGCACTCCCGCTTCCTCGGCGCCCTCCGGACACAACGGCACGCGCGCCCAGCCACGCGAGCGCAGGCGGTTCCTTCCCGGCCCAGCCCGACACCTCCCGGCTCCTCCTGGGCTTCTCCTCCGGTCACGGCTGCACGATCAGGACAGGACAACACCGACAGGGCAGGGCACCGAGTGATGCCTTTTCCTCCTGCACGTGTCCTTCCGTTTCCTTGCATTGCCCTGGGTGTCCCTCCAGTGCTTTATATGTCCCTGCGATGCCCTGCGGATGCTCCTTTTTTCCTTCCAGTTCCTAGGAGAAAAGCACAGTTGCCCTGCTAGACCCGCCGATGTCGATTTTTTACGCGCTCTAGCTGGGCGAAGCCCCTTCCCGTCCGTGCTCCGCATCCCTTCCCCTCCCCTCTCGCCTCCCTTCTTCCCGCCCATAAGCTGGGCCCGAAGAAAAAGTTAAAAAAAAGTAAAAAAAGGTGTTGACATTATGTGCTACATCGTCCATAGTGAGAGTAACGAAACGACAACACAGAACAAAGCAATGAGACAGTTCTTTGATAATCAAATACCGAAGGCAGGGCAGGCATCGTGTTTAACATTCTGCGCGTCTTAAGCGCTCGACCTGGGAAGGCCTAGCTAACGAATGTTAAACCTAGCAACGATTTCAAGGCTGGCGCGTGTGCGACGTGCTGGCGGCTGAGCATGCCGAAAAGCAGGCAAGGTGCCTGCTCAAGCTCACAGTAAGCGCCATAAGGCATGTGTGGGCTTAAGTTAGCACCTAATACAAAGGGAGGTAATGACAATGACAGTAACCCTAAGCCCAGAACAGAAGCAGCAGATAGAACAGCTATACAAGGCCGTGCTAGCAGCTGGACATAAAATAGCAGAGTGCAGACAAACAGGATGGGAGATCGTACAGACAGAAGGCGGTATTAGTTGGCGGGTAGAGGCTTACATGTCCGAATCGGGCTGGACACTTGAGCGAGTAGTTCAGGAGCTTGAGCTTCTGCGTGTCGAGTATCCAGCCAACCGTTACGATTGGCGACCTATTGTTATTCCGATCATAGAAGCGTGACCGCAGGCATGGGTGCCTGCTTAAACGCATAGTCCGGGCATAGTCCGATATGTGTTTAAGTTAGCACCTAATACAAAGGGAGGTAAAACAGATGAACGCATATCTATTAGGTATTAATAGCAGGGTGTTTAATGTAAAACCCGCCTTCCAGCAGGCACTAAGTAAAAACAGCGTTAAATATGGTTTCCGCATCTGGGAGGTTCTACCCTGTCATCAATCCGAGCGCGGCCTTGTACACGTGTATATCAATGTAGAAATGACCACCGACGAGCTGAAAAGGCGCATCATTCGGGCAATCGACCGTGAAATCCTCGGCGCCGAGCGCCGAAACCGAGCCAAGCAGCTCTATCCAGCGCACAAGGCCACTATCCGCAGGGCCTTATATCCAGCGTGCAGGATATAACAGAAAACAAAGGGAGGTAAGTAAAATGAGGTGGTATGACATGGAACAAAGGCTGCGTGAGGAAATAAGGGAGGCGTACGGCAATGGGGAGTTCGCCACAAATAGCGATGATGCGTTATGTAAAATTGTTGATGGTTTGGTGCCAGTATATACTGGCGATTTATTGCGGTTGGCATTAGACAGACTTGAGCTAGCAACCGCAGAACCTGAAGTGTACGCATTTAATGGCAAACATACAGCGGTTAATGCCATAGCTGCGAATACATACTACGACCTACTCATAGCAGGGCAAGAATACCTTGAAGAACTTGAAGCCGGAGAGGAAGACAAAGACGACGAAGAACCTGCGTGCAGGGCTTAGGAGGTGCAAGTGATGGAGGGTAAAATAGCGAAAATATTGCAGATACAGGAGCAATTGCGTGAGGACGTTAGACGTCGTGATGATCAACTATGGCGTGCCGAGGCCGTTACACGTTTCGTACCGGGAAAGAACAAGAACGAAAGACAGCAGCAGCAGAATTGGGTAAACGGACAGAGGCACGGCCTGGACAGTGCCATGTCCCGGTTAATCCTTATTAATCACGTAGTTGAAATATTGGAGGGTGAAGGAAAGAATATAGGATAACAGCAGGCAACGAGGCCCGGCGCGGCCTTTTACGGTAACTAAAAGATTAAATATGGAGGTGTAGGAAATGACAGATTACACAACGTTAATATTCCACGACACGGATGAAGGATGTACCCTAAATGTTGGTAACGACAAGTACCGGGCGCGTGGCAACGGTTACGACCGCAAAGCGGCGGCCTTCGCATCGTTCCTGAATGACTGCCTAGGCGACGAAGTGCAGGAATTGAAGGGTGCCGCAGGCGTTGATACGATCTCCTACGTTGACAGTAAGGGCCGCTTAATTCTAGTTGGCGGCGGAGGTTTCGACTACTTGAAAAATGCAGTCGCGGCCCTCGGTTATTCTGTCCGGCTCGTCGGACATGTAGGGGATAACACAATCTTTAGCATGGTGCATTATACCGTCATTGAGTACGAGAAAAAGGAGATTGAGGTTGCAGCCCTGAACCTGCATCAGACGGGGCCGGAATGGGCTGTAATGGACAAACTGAGACGAATCGAGGCATAGCAGGATAACAGGCAACAGCGTAAAATATAGGAGGTGAGCCTGTGAACCGAAACGAATTGATAAAACGCATGAACCTCCAGTTTCCGCCGGAATGGTGGGATGGAGTGCGGGCATATGCCAAGAAAATGAAGGAGGATAAGAAAATGAAGGATACGACATATAACGGATGGAAGAACCGCCAAACTTGGAACGTCATGTTATGGATCAACAACGACGCCGGCATTT